TAAATACAATCTTGATGTACCTGTAGGTACTTGGATGGGAGTAGTTAAAGTAAACAACAAAGAAGTTTGGGATGATTATGTAAAGACAGGTAAAGTAAAAGGTTTTAGTATAGAAGGTTACTTTGTAGATAAGATGGAAAGACCACAAGAATCTCTTAACGACTTTGAAGAAGAAGAAGCAGAAGAACTACTATCTATGATTAAAAGAATTGTAAGACAAGATGGTAGAACCAAAGATGGTAAAGTCATAGAGCTAGAAAGCTATAGTGATTATCCTGATGCAGTAAAGAACAATGCACAAAAAGGTATAGAACTAAATAAAAAAGTAAACAACAAATGTGCTACAGAAGTAGGTAAGATACGCGCACAACAACTTGCACAAGGAAAACCAATAAGTGAAAACACAATCAAACGTATGTATTCTTTTTTGTCAAGAGCTGAAGAGTACTATGATGAAAGCGACACAGAAGCGTGTGGTACAATATCTTATTTACTTTGGGGTGGTAAAGCAGGTAAAAGATATGCAGAAGCAAAGCTAAAAGAACTTGGACAATTAGAACTTGCAGATGTAAAAGTCAATGAAGATTATGCTATTATTATGGATAGACTAGCATACTCTACTAAAGAAATGGCACTAAAGATTGCAAAAGATTTAGGTTGTGAAGGTTTCCACGAACACGAATTTGAAGGACAAACTTGGTATATGCCTTGTGAGTACCATAGTAAAGATTTATCCTACCATAAATGTCCAAAAGGTTATAAAAAGAAAAATGGTAAATGTGTTAAAATGGCAGAAGTAGGAGAAAGGGGTGGAATTAAGAAATCTCCCAAAGCACCTAAATCAGGAACACCTAACCCATCTCCAAAGGGTAAAGGAACAGCTAAGGGAGATGCTTCCACGTCAAGAGGTGCTAAAGTATCAAAACAAGATGAAGCTACCTTAAAAAAGAAATCTGATGATTTTAACGAAAGATATAAAGACAAGTTAGGATATGGTGTAAACGTAGGCACATTAAAAGCTGTATTTCAAAGGGGACTTGGTGCATTCAATGTATCACACTCTCCAAGAGTTAGTAGTCCAAGTCAATGGGCATTTGCAAGAGTAAATGCATATTTATATTTAGTAAAAAACGGCAGACCACAAAATAAAAAATATACAGGTGATAATGACTTATTACCTAAAGGACATCCAAAAAGCGACAAATGAAACATAGATACAAAACACCAAGTAGATCTAGCCCTAAGGGAAGTCGTAGGGGATGCTTATGCAAAGATAAACATACCTATAGCATAAAGTGTTGTGATGGTAGTTTGTGGGCACAAGGAATAGGGAGTATAACAAAAACAAGTTGATATGATTGTAAACAATAATAATAAAAAAGTATTTGATAAAGTACAGAGTATAAAAAAAGAAGAATTATCTAAACATAAGTTAGAACTCGCTTTAATAGATAATGTAAGACAAAAAGTAAAAGAAGGTGATAATATGTACGAAAGATATGTAAATGATATGGATGAAGCTAAGGCAAGGTTGTCTATTGCAATAAAAACTGCAAGAAAAGCTGTATCTGTTTTGAAAGATGCTGATAAATTTAGAGATGATTTTGAAGCACAAGTAAAAGAATTGGGAGTTGATTTACCTTCTGATATTGCAAGAATTAATACCAAAAGTTCTTTTCAAATTGCAGAAAAAGATTTAGATATGATGCAATCTATATTCAAACAATTTAGAGTTAGATAAGATTGAAAATGTAAAATAAATTAATAAGTAAGTTATAGTTATATGAAAGCAAGTCAAATGTTATCTAAAATTAAATCTCTTTTAGGTGAAGAAGTGAAACTAGCAGAACTTAAATTAGAGAACGGAACAATCTTAGAAGCAGAGTCTTTTGAGAAAGGTAACGAAGTGTTTATAAAAACAGAAGATGAAAGAGTAGCACTACCTGTAGGAGAGTATTTAATGGAAGATGGTAAAACTTTAACAATAATAGAAGAAGGAATAATTGATGAAATTATGGTAAAAGAACAAGAAGAAGTAGAAGCAGTACAAGCTGCTGAACACGAAGAAGAAAAAAAGGAAAAACTTGAGTACGTTACAAAAGATGAACTCAAGAAAGAAATGGACAATTTAGCTGTAGAGCTAAAGGAACACATCAAGGAATTGATGGATCATAAAAAAGAAGAGAAAATGTCTGAAGAAGTAAAAGAAGAATTATCTGCTGCTGTAGAACCAATAGCACATAATCCTGAAGAAGTTTCTAAAAAGAAAATTAATCTTCTTTCTCAAAATAAAACATTAACTACACAAGATATTGTGTTCACAAAACTATTTAATAAATAATGGCAACAACAACAACATTTTCTAACGATGTAATTCGTATCTTGGATGAATACGAAACACTTACAGCAGATGTAACTTTAACAGGAGCTGATAGTGGTAAAACATTTTTAATATCTGGTACAGGATACACAGTTACACTTCCTGCACCTTCAGCAGGTTTGAAATTCAAATTTGTAGTATCAGCAGCTTTTTCAACAGACACAGTAGTACAAACTCCATCAGACAATAGAGATATTCTAAATGGTGGTGTAATTGTAAATGGTGCGATTGTAGAAGCAGATGCTGTTGACAAAGTAACATTTGAAGATGGTGCAGAAAGCATCGGTGATTTCGTAGAAGTTTCAAGTGATGGTACAAACTATTTCTTGTTCGGAAACGGAAACGCTAGTTCTTCAATAACTGTAGGAGAAATATAATAAATAATAAAATAAAGAAATGAGTACAACAACTTCAATAACAACAACTTACTCTGGTGAATTTGCAGGGCAATATATTTCTGCTGCACTTACTTCAGGTAAAACACTAAATGATGGTGCGATTACAATCAAACCTAATGTTAAATTTAAAGAAGTATTAAAAACACTTAGCACAGATGATGTAGTCAAAGATGCTACTTGTGATTTTGATCCTACTTCAACTCTTACTCTAGGAGAATCAATCTTAGAACCAAAAGAGTTACAAGTCAACTTACAACTATGTAAAGCTGATTTCCGTTCAGATTGGGAAGCTATCCAAATGGGATACTCTGCTTATGACAAACTACCAGACAACCTAGCTGATTATATTTTAGGTTATGTTGCAGGTAAGATTGCAGAAACTGTAGAGAACAACATTTGGAGTGGTGATGATTCTGCTGCTTCTGGTAACAACTTGTTTGAAGGTTTTGAGCAAAGACTAAGTTCTTCTGCACTATCTGGTGTAGGTAGCTCAACTATCTCTTCTAGCAATGTAGTTACTTTCTTAGGCAAAGTAGTAGATAACATTCCTTCTGCTGTATATGGCAAAGATGATGTAACTATTTACATTCCTAACAATGTATATCAATCATATGTTAGAGCATTGGGTGGTTTCTCTTCTTCTGTATCAAGTGGAGCTTTCTCTGCACCTACTGATGGTGTGGACAGTCAAAGTTCACTTTGGTTTAACTTCCAAAGAAACTTGACTTTTGAAGGACTAAAAGTTCAGAGATGCCCAGGGATGTCAAGCAACAGAGCAATCGTTGCACAAAATTCTAACTTATTCTTTGGTACTGGTTTATTATCAGACCACAACGAAGTTAAGTTATTAGATATGGCAGACTTAGATGGAAGTCAAAATGTAAGAGTAATTGCTAGATTCACAGCAGGTACACAAGTTGGTATCTCTGCTGATGCAAAGCACTTTACAGCGACTACATAATTAATTAAATTATTAACCAAAGGGGTGGGTAAGCCGAGTGCCTACTCACCCTTTTTTATTTTAAAAATATGAGTTGTGCAATAACAAAAGGAAGAAATCTTGGATGTAAACCAGCGTATGCAGGAATAAAGAATGTTTACATTTTAGATTATAGTGCAGTTATACAAGCTCTTGGAGATAGTGGTGGTACAATTACTTTACCTACTGATAACTCTGCAGAGTTTTTTAAATTTGAACTAAAAGGTGGTAACTCATCTATGGAAACAGTTATCAATTCTTCAAGAGAGAATGGTACTACGTTCTATGAAACTACTTTAAATCTTACATTCCAAATCTTAGATGCAGCTACACAAGAAGAGATAAAACTTCTCTCAAGGGGTAGAGCACATTATGTAGTAGAAATGTATCCAGATGGTGCAGGTAATACTAAGAGAATGTTGGTAGGTAGAGATAATGGTGGTGAAGTAACTGGTGGTACTATCGTTACAGGTAGTGCAGCAGGAGATTTACAAGGATTTACTTTAACAGTAACAGCTAGTGAAGTATTTCCACCATTCTTCTGTACAGAACCAGATGTAGCTTCAGCGACACCTATTAGTCCTGCTTAATAAAATATTTGTACATTTGTAGTGTATGAATTTTTTCATAGGTTAGTTTTAAATTTAGAAGGGGTATTTTTATCCCTTCTTTTTTTTTACAAAAAACCATTTGTTTAATTTTTCGTATCTTTGTATATAAACTTAAAATTAATATTATGAAAAAAAATGTAATAAAAGACCTTAAAACCCAAAAGCATTATTGGGATAATGGTATTGTTAGAAATTTTGAAGAAGTGGTAGCATACAGTATAACTTGGAAAGAAGCAATAGCAAAATTTCCTGAATGTATAAAAATGTAATACTATTTATTTATCAACAAGAAAAACCACCTACATGGTGGTTTTTTTTTATAGTAAATTTTGTTTTTTTTACGTTATACTTATATGAAGATTATTAATGTAAATCAAACACAAACATTAAAGTTCATTCCAAGAATAGATTATCCTACAAGCACGATAAATCTAAACTATAGTATAACAGATGAACAAACCAATAAATCAGAAACTACAAACTCTGTTTCTACATCTGTTGATACAAACGAGAATCTTCTAACAGCATCTGTAACTTTTGGTTCTAGTAATGCACCTTTTAGAGAAGGACACTTTTATACACTTGAAGTAAAAAAAACAGACAACACACTTGCCTATAGAGATAAATTATTTTGTACAGCTCAATCTACACAACAAAGTGTATATAACGTAAATAACAATGAGTACACAACCAACAACACATTTGATAACGATTACATAGTATTATGATACACGCTATAAATTTATCTAACTATGTAAGTCCAGAAATAGAAGAAAAGAAGAATAAGGACTTTGTAACATACGGAGATAAAAATTCTTACTTCCAATACCTTATTGATAGATACAATGGTAGTCCTACCAACAACGCTATTATAAATGGTATATCAGAAATGATATTTGGTAAAGGTTTAGATGCTACAGATAGCAATAGAAAACCAGAAGCATATGCACAAGCTATTACACTTTTACACAAAGATTGTGTAAGAAAGTTATGTACAGATTTAAAACTATTTGGACAATGCTCTATGCAAGTTATATACAACCAAAACAGAAGTAAGATTGCAAGAGTAGAACACTTGCCTGTAGAAACACTAGCAGCAGAGAAATGTAATGATAAAGGTGAAATAGAAGGTTACTATTACTTTGCAGATTGGAGTAAGTATAAACATAGCTCAGAGCTTAAAAGAATACCTGCATTTGGCTTTTCTAAAGAATCTATAGAAATACTATATGTAAAACCATATCGTGCAGGATACAAGTACTATTCTACTCCAGATTATCAAGGTGGGCTTCAATACGCTGACTTAGAAGAAGAAATAAGTAATTTTCATATAAACAATATACAATCTGGATTAAGTCCTTCTATGCTTATTAATTTTAATTCTGGTACACCTTCAGCAGAAGAAAGGGAAAGAATAGAAAGAAGAATATACGATAAGTTTAGTGGTAGTAGTAATGCAGGTAAGTTTATACTTGCATTTAATGATAGTCCAGAAACAGCAGCTACAATAGATCCTGTACAACTAAGTGATGCACACAATCAATATCAATTCTTAAGTGATGAAAGTTCAAGGAAGATTATGGTTGCACATAGAGTTGTAAGTCCTATGCTACTTGGTATAAAAGACAATACTGGTTTGGGTAATAATGCAGATGAATTAGAAACTGCTACCAAGCTAATGATGAATATAGTTATTAGACCTTTTCAGAATCTACTAATAGAATCATTTGATAAAATACTTGCATACAATGACATTGCTCTAAATTTATATTTTAAGACACTACAACCTTTAGATTTCCAAGACAACGCTATAATTGATGAAGAAACAAGAGAAGAAGAAACTGGTGTAAAACTAAGTGAAGAGTGTTGTGTTGATTTGTCTAGTGATGTAGATAAATTTATAGACACAGAAGTAGCAGATGCACTTATAGATTTAGGACAAGATGAAGAAGAACTTCTAAAAGACTTTGAACTTATAGATGAGAGAGAAGTAGATTATGACTTAGAAGAAGAGCTAGACACAAAAATAAGTGAGCTTAACAAAGTAGAACTTGCAAATACAGGTAGTGCAAAACCTTATAGAGAAAGTGAGCAAGATGGTAAAAGCAAACAAGAAGGACAAGAAGATATTATCTTTTTAATAAGATATATGTATGAACCTAAAAAAACACAATCCAACTCAAGAGAGTTTTGTAAAAAAATGATTTCTGCTAAAAAAGTATATCGTAAAGAAGATATAATGGCTATGGAAGATAAAGTAGTCAATGCAGGTTTTGGTAAAGGTGGTTCTGATAAATATTCTATATGGTTATATAAAGGTGGTGCAAGATGTCATCACAAATGGTTTAGAAGAATATATGCAAGAAGAGAAGGTAATAAGAGTTTAGGAGAAGTCATATCTACTACAGAAGCTAGAAGTAGGGGTTTTAAAACAAAACCTAATGCACAGAAAGTACCTGTAGCACCAAAAGATATGCCTAGAAAAGGTTATACAGCAGCGTATTGGAATAAAATGGGATTTAAGAACTAATGGCAACAGCGTTATTTATAAATAGAACAGACCTTGTAAAAAACAGTATCATAGATGGTAATGTAGATACAAACAAGTTTATACAATTTGTTAAGATAGCACAAGAGATACACATTCGTAATTACACAGGTAGTAAGCTATACGACAAACTACAATCTGATATATTAGGAAGTGGATTGTCTGGTGCATACCAAACACTTGTAAACACTTACATAGCACCTATGCTTATACACTTTGCACTTGTTGAGTATTTACCTTATGCTGCTTACCAACTTAAAAATGGTGGACTATTTAAGCATACAAGCGAAAATGGAGAAACACCTACTAAAGATGAAATAGATTTTTTAGTAAACAAAGAAAGAAATTTAGCAGAGTATTATACAACTAGAATGATAGATTACATAACATTTAATCAATCTTCATTCCCAGAATATAATACAAATGTAAACGAAGATATTTATCCTGATAAAGACAGCTTATTTAACGGATGGGTACTTTAACATACAAACCAAAAAATAAAAATATTAAGAAACTAAAAGTGTTTTTGAATGGCAAACGAAATTTATCACAGAAGCAATTGGGGAGAAAGTAAACCAGAAGGTTTTGGTGATATGTACTTTGATTCTAGTGCAACCAATAAGTTGTACAATCGTTCTACATATTATGAGAATTCAGATGCTACAGATAAAATATTAGCAAATATTCCTAACAAAGCAAGTATTGTATTTACAGCTACAGGTTACTCACAAGATAAGATAGGTAGTGCAATACCTGTAGATTCTAATGGTGATTTTGATTTTCATAGAGAATCAACTGCTACAAGAGTGAATGAAGCAGGACTTATAGAAGTATCACAAGGTAACGACACACCAAGAATAGATTTTACTACTGGAGAAGGTGCTTTTTTAATAGAACCACAAATGACTAATGAACTTAGATACTCAAATGATTTTAGTCAATGGGATGAAAATAATAATGCTTCAGTAACCCTTAATGTTTTGACATCACCTGATGGTACACAAAATGCTGCTCAATTTACATATGATGGTACAAGTAATGGAAGAGTTGAAGAAGCTATAGCAGTAAATAATGGAAGTGATTATACATTTTCAATATATTTAAAAAATAAAGATATATCAGACCCTACTCAAGTATTTATTGGTTTTAGTTCTGCACCTAATGAAGGTGAATATGTAACAATAACTAACGAATGGCAAAGATTTTCTACAACACAAACAGCAAATGGTTCTACAGAATTTCCAAGAGTTAGTTGTGATTTAGCAGGAAGTTTATATGCTTTTGGTGCACAAGTTGAAGAAAGTTCATTTGCTACATCCTACATACCTACTAATGCTTCTACAGTAACAAGAAGTGCAGAAAGAGCAAATAGTAGTGGTAATTCTGATTTATTTAATGATAGTGAAGGTGTGCTATATGCAGAAATTGCTTCTTTAGCAGAATCTGTTGGAAATAATAAAAAGTTTTCTATATCATCAGGTGCTTCAAGCAATTCAGTTTTTTTTTCATATAGAGGTACAAACAACCAAATACAAGTTCTAGTAAAGAGTGGTGGTACAAACACAGTAAATTTAACACCAACTATTTCTCCTGCTGTTACTAATTTTTTTAAAATTGCTATAAAATATAAAACTGATGATTTTGCTTTATTTGTTAACGGAACAAAAGTTGCAACTGACACGAGTTGTGCGATGCCTACTGGATTAAATACTTTAAATTTTGATAGGGGAGATGGTGGTCAAGACTATATTGGTAAGGTCAAATGTATTGCAGTATTTAAAGAAGCACTTACAGATGCAGAACTAACACAATTAACAAGTTAATGTCATTAGCAGAAATACATAAGAAAGCAAAACTTGTAATGATACCTTCTGGTTTCAATTCCAGTAGTTCTACAGATAATTTGTATTCTGTTATACCTAGTAATAGTGATGGTGATTTTAATTATGCAGGTACTACAAATGGCACAAGAGTAAATAAAGATGGACTTATAGAAATAGCATCATCTAATCAACCAAGATTAGATTATGATTCAAGCAACCCACAAAACCCACATTTGTTATTAGAGCCACAAAGAACTAATGAACTTGGTTATTCTGAAGATTTTTCTAATGCTTATTGGACTAAAACAAATATAAATACTTCATCTTCTAATTTTAATTTAACTACATCACCAGATGGTTCAATAAATGCAGATAAATTAGTAGCTGATACAACAAATGGAGAACACAAAATTGACAGAATAGAAACAGTAACAAATGGTGCTACAGTAGCTTTATCTGTATTTGTAAAAAAAGCTGAATACGAGTTTTGTTGTTTGTATGAAGTAAATTCAAATAAAGGTAAATTTTTTGATTTGAGTAATGGAACTATTGGTGGTGATTTTTCAGGAACACCAATTTCAAGTAAAATTGAATCATTTGTTAATGGTTGGTTTAGAATTTCTATAAGTACAACTGTACCATCTACTTCTGCTAGGTGGGTATTATATGTTTGTAATACAATTTCAAATACTTCTTTTGCGGGAGATAATTCTAAAGGTATATTTGTTTGGGGTACTCAATTAGAAGAAGGTGCTTTTGAAACTTCATATATACCTGCAACTTCAACAGCAGGTGTAACAAGAACTATAGATACTTGTAATAGTGCAGGTAATTCTACTATTATAAATACTTCAGAAGGTGTGTTATTTGCAGAGATAGCAGCACTTGCTAATGATTCTTCACTTAGAGATATATCTGTTTCTAATGGTTCTACAGATAGAATACTTTTAAGTTATCTAAATAGTTCAAATAGAATTGCTATGCAATTTATAGATGGTGGTGCTTCACAATTTACTTTACAATTTGATGGTGCTACAATCACAAATTTTAACAAGATTGCGATTAAATATAAATCAAGCGACTATGCACTTTGGGTAAATGGTAGTGAAAGAGCTACTAATACTTCTCATACAAATGCACTTGCAGGTTTAGACAGAATAAACTTTGATAGGGGTGATGGTGGTGATGATTTTTTTGGTAAGTGTAAACAGCTTATGTACTTTGACACAATATTAACAGATGCAGAATTAACAACTTTAACAACATAAGATATGAGTATAATTTTTAAGAAATATGAATTTAAAGACAAAGAGCAATATCAAACAGCTCTAGGAAAACTACCTACAAAAAAAGATGTAGATGGTGAAGAATATCCTGACTACAATCACTCTATTGTAGAGTTAGGTAACATAGTAATAGAAGAAGGAGAGTATGATGACTTTCAAGAAACAAAAGCACCTGTGCTTTCTGACAAGTACCACGTTGATGTACTATGGAAAAAAGAAGAATTAACAACTACAGATGAAGAAGGTAATGAAACATTGTCTTACCCTTACGGATGGAAGTCTAAAGAAATAGATTTTAGTGAAGGTGAAGGTGTACATACATTCTTAGGTGTATCATATCAAGCAAACAAATGAAAAAACTATTACTATTATTATTTGTAAGCTCTATAAGTTACGGACAATTCTTTAAGGATCTGTACAAAGATTTTTTACAATACGGAACTATATATGTGGCAGGTAATGTTGGTAACGCTAAACTTGAGCAACCAGATTACTTTATAAGAACAAATCCAGAGAATCTATACGACATACCAAGAGTAATAGATGAAACAACATACCACCCATACGATTATAGATATGGTGTAGGTATTCGTAAACTAGCTAGATTTGGATATGAGAACAAACCAAACTTCTACAATGGTACAGAAAACAACATAGGTTTGTCATCTCCTACATCTGCATTTAAGGGTTTAGAGTATTTGTTACACTTTGAAAAAGAAAGAATAAATGGTGATGAGTATAACAACAAAAGATTCTTTGTAAGACATACAGGTAAATATCACATAGCAAAGTTTGAAACAAGAGAATCTGGTAAAGTAGGATTTGAATATACTTCAGGAGAACTTAGAGCCAGACTACCTATTGGTAAAAAGTTAAGTGTATCACTTGGTGCAATATATAGAACACACCAAAAACCTTATGGATACAATCCTATAGAGATATGGCTAAATGAAACATTTATAAATCCAGAAACAAACATAGAAGAACCATTGAACCCTTGGTACAGCTTAGGTTATTTTTATGGTTTTACAGATGAACCAACTACCTATACAAATGAATATACAGGAGAATCTTTTTTTGATTGGATATGGAGAAACGAGCAAGGAGATATTGTAGCTTATGGTGATAGAGATTTTAGAGATAGAGTTTTTGGCAACCTTATGAATAGATTTAACAATGAAGTATGGTCTGAGCTTGATGCATTTGCAGAAGTAGCACCTGTAGTAGGATTTGATTTCTACCATTACAAGAGTAAGTTTTGGTTACACGCTTTTGGTAGTTGGATATTACCACATCATAAATACGTAAAAGGCGAAGAAACATTCTCATATCTGAACAGAAACAACTGGGGTAAAGGTGGACTAAGACAAGATTCAAGTTTAGAACAATGGGATGACTACCAAGCAGGTATTATGTTTGGATGGAAGATAAGTAAAGTATTAGGAGTATTCATAGAAGGTGAGTACACTAGGTTTTGGGATAGTGAAATATACCAAACAAACGTAGGGATTAATTTAACTTTAAAATAATGGATTGTATATTTTGTGTACAGTGTGGATTGTGTTAGATGGCAGAAGTTAGTGAAAATACGAAAGTAACACTTGATTTAAAAACTATTGGTATAATCATTAGTTTTACAATCACTTTAGCAGGTATGTGGTTTACTCTTAAATCAGATATTGCAGAAGCTAAAGAACTACCTGCACCTAATATATCCAGAACTGAATATGATTTAAAGGATGAGCTTATACGACAAACTATTATGGACACACAAGAAGATGTAGATGTCATATTAGAAAAGATAGATAAGCTAGATGAGAGATTATACGAATTACAAAAAAAATGATAAAATATATTTTTTTGTTTTTTAGTCTTGTTTTGTACACTCAAGAAGATGTACCAGATGAGTATTGGATAGATGATAGTAATTTTGAAGATACTATTTCTGATAGTTCTGCTTTTGGTGAAAACAATGAAGATACAATACTTGTAGAATTTTGGGCAGAGTTTAACAAAGCAAATTGTTTTGCTGAGTGGCAACAAATACAAGATGCAAAATACTATAGAGTAGATATTGTGAAATCACCAATTGCAAAGAAAAAGTACAGAATAAGAATGACACCATCTCTGCTTATATTTAAGAATGGTGTGTTAGAGAAATCTTACAAAGCAGGTTTAGATTTACTACTACCTACAAACTTACAAGAATTACAAGAAGATATAAACAACATAAATAAAGCATCACAGTTTTGAAATATTTTAATTACACAGAATTTGATAGTCCAGATGTTATAGGTTCTGGTAAACTAATGAACAAAGATTTGTTAGATATGTTAGATTTGGTAAGAGAAAAGTTTGACAAACCTATAGTAATAAACTCTGGTTATCGCACAGTAGAACACAATAGTACTTTACCAAACTCATCACCAAATAGCTCACACACAAAAGGATTAGCAGTAGATATAAAATGCACAAACTCTACAGATAGATACAATTTAATAAATTGTTTACTTGATGTAGGTTTTAAAAGATTAGGTATAGCAAAAACGTTTATACACGCTGACATAGACAAAGACAAAGCACAAGGTGTTGTGTGGACTTATTAATGGAATTTAAAATATTAAACATAGTAAATACTGGTTTACTTCTTGGAGTAACCTTTTATGACAATCCTGAAGAAGGATACATTTACGAAGTAAACATTTTCTTATTTATAATAACTTTACATTTTAGATGGTATGAAAAAAATATTTAGCTTAATTACAGGCTCTCTAATCAACGATATTGGAAAAGTGGTAGATAACCTACACACGAGTGAAGAAGAACGCTTAGAAGCAAAGCAAAAGCTATCTGAGCTTATAAAACAAGCTGATGAAAAAGCACAGAATGAAGTAACAGCTAGATGGGAGTATGATACAAAGAATGGAAACTTCTTAACTCGTAGTATAAGACCTTTGGTTTTAATATTTCTTACAGCTATGTTTACACTACTTGCATTTACAGATGGTAACATAGGTGGTTTTAAAGTACAAGAAGAGTATATACCTATCTTTCAAACTTTACTTGTTACTGTATATGGTGCATATTTTGTTGGAAGAACTTACGAAAAAACAAAAAAAAATTAGTATTTTCTTAATATATATATATAGTAATAATTATATATAGTATTATATTATTATAATATATTATATTATTATTATAATTAATTATATATATAGTAGAGATGTTTAATGTTATTTTATAAAATTGTATGTTTGAAGAAATTATAAAGATGCCTATTACAGATCGTGAAAAAATAGATAAGTTACTTGAAATAGATGCACATTTATATACCAACTTAGGTATAGATAGCACAAAGAAAGAAAGGTTAGAAGTAAAAAGATTATCAAAAAAAATATATAGAATGATACAAGGTATAAATCCTGCTATAGGTAAAACTTTACTACAAGCTATGGATAGATGACAAGAAGTAAACTTGTCAAAAAACTTGACAAATTATTTTCATTATACATAAGAAACAGATACTCAAAAAATGGCAAAGCAAAATGTTTTACTTGTGGTAAAGTAGATGACATCAAAAGACTACACGCTGGACATTTTATGAGTAGGAAACATTATAGTACAAGATGGGATGAAACAAATGTACAAGTACAATGCCCAAAATGTAATTTATACGAACAGGGTAATCAATTTATTTTTAGTAAAAACTTAGATAAGAAATACGGAAAAGGCACAGCAGATAAACTACATAGAAAAGCAAGAAAAGTTGTAAAACTATCTACAAATGATCTAAAAGAACTTATAGAAAAATACAAGTAAAAAAAAACCACCTAAATAGGTGGTTATTAGTGTAAGTATAACTATCTCTTAGTCATCTTCACCATAATCTGAAAACCTTTCATAATGTGTAGAAAGATTTTCCCAATATTGCTCTTCATTCATAATATTAATTTTAAAATTCTGTCTAATATACACAAATGTGTATAAACACAAAAGAAATTATATAAAATTTTTTTTTTATAACTTTAGGAAAATTTATAATTATGACACATTTAGAAGATTTACAAAGATTGCGAAACTTAAATTATGGTTTTGCAGAAACTACAGCTCTTAGAAATAAAATACAAGAGCTAGAAGCTAAAATAGAAATACTAACCCAACAAATTCAAGAATATGATTTATACGAGTAAAATAAAAACTATTGTAAAAAGCAGTAGTTTCAAGACACAAGATGGTGCTACTATGCATAACTATGTAGTAACATTTGCAAATGGACACAATCCAAATATTTATTCTACAAAACCTTTACCTTACAATGAAGGTGATGATGCAACTTATGACTTAGATCAAGCAAAAAACAAAGCTAAGTTTGTAAATAATCAAGTTAAAACTACTTATACTAATAAAGACCAAATCATTATTAGGCAAACAGTAATTAAAGCTGCATCTGAATTTCACGCAGGTACAGAATCAACTGCTGATGATGTAGTAAAAACAGCACAAACCTTTTTAAACTGGATAAACAATGGCTGAAATAAAAGGACAAATATTGGAAATAGGAGATTCTATTGCGAGTAAAGGAACAAACAAGTATAGAAACCTTATACTAAAAACTGAAGAGAAGTACCCACAAGTGCTTTGTATAGAGTTTTGGAATGATAAAGTTAATCAAATACTAAACCTTAACGTTAAAGATACTGTAACAATATCTTACAACATAAGGGGTTCAAGATGGCAGAAGGATAATATAGTCAAATACTATACCAAATTAGTAGGTTGGAAAGTATCTGAATCAAAGGAAGTTTCAAACGCTGAATATTCACCAGATAGAGAAACTTATGAAGATGATTTACCCTTCTAATGTTTATCAATCTTGACAATGAGATTAAAAAACTTGATGACTACCGAGCAGGAAAACTAAAGACTGGTTTAAAGCTCGGTATCTCTCGTTTAGATGAATACCTACGTTTTAAGTATGGTGCTATGAATGTTGTAGTAGGACATTCTAATGTGGGTAAAACATCTGTATTATTGTATCTAATGACACTTTATTCTTTGAAGCATAACATTAGATGGCTTGTGTACTCAAGCGAAAACGAAACCTATACTATCTACAGGAAGATATTAGAATACTTAGAAAACGAAGTATTCAACAAAATACCAGAAGCTATATATAAAGAAAGAATAAGATGGATAGATTCCCATTTTAAATTTATAGACACTTCAAGATTATATAGCTATACTCAAATATTAGACTTAGCAAATCAATTAAAAAAAGCGTGGGACTACCAAGCATTTGTTATAGATCCTTGGAACTCACTTGCTAAAGATAAAGACAAACTTAAAGGTACAAACTCTTATGAGTATACTTATGAAGCTCTGTCTGAAGTTAGATTGTTCTGTAAGCAAAACAATGTTTCAACTTACATTTGTACACACGCTGCAACAGAAGCATCAAGAAAAGTACACCCTAAAGGACACGACTTTGAAAACCAACCAACACCACCAAGTGCAGCTTCTATAGAATATGGTTCTATGTTTAACAATAGGTGTGATAATATGATACGAATACACAGATACATCTATTCTCCAACAGATTGGATGTACTCAAGAATAGCAATACTAAAATGTAAGAATATAGACACAGGTGGTAAGTGTACACCTATTGATATGCCTGTGCTTATGAAGAGCTTAAAAAATAATACTGGTTTTGAAATAGAAGGTGTAAACCCTATACCCAAAAGAACACAAGGCAAGATATTATGATAGAGTTAAATAAAATATATAATGCTGATTGTCTTAAAACTCTTGTAGAAATACCTAAATATTCTATTGATTGTATTGTTACTTCTCCACCATATTGGAAAGGTTTTGAATATGAAGCATATTTTAATTCTTATGCACAATATTTAAGATGGTGTAAAAAGTGGTTAAAAGAATGTAAAAGAGTTTTAAAACCAAATGGAACTTTTTATTTAAACGTAATTAATGATAGCGATATAACAGTTAGGGCATTTGAATTAATGCAAATAGCAACAGAAGATTTAATGTATAAATTACACGATACTATAATTTGGTATAGATACAACCAACAACCTGCTAACACAAAAAGACAATTAACAAACCAATGCGAATTTATTTTTATGTTAAGACACACTTCAGCAAATGTAGAATTAAATAAAAAATATGCTTATGATTTGAACTCTCATATATTTAAAACTAAAAATGTTGGTAATGTTTGGGAAATACCTTTTAATAGTGGTAAAAAAACTATAAGTAGTTTTGGTAGAAAAGAAACTAAAAGTAGTTTTGGACATAGTGGTTTCCCTTTAGAGTTACCTGAAACCTGTATAGCATTAAGTACAAAAGAAAAAGATGTTGTATTGGATTTATTTATGGGTACAGGTCAAACAGGAATAGCTTGTTTAAAATTAAATAGGAATTTTATAGGTATTGAACTTGATAAAAATTCATTTGAATTATCAAAAAAAAGAATTAATAATTATAAATTACAAAAACGATTATTTTGATAAAAGACATACTTGTAAGTAAACATAATAAATGGATTTCCTATTGTTTAAGTTGGAAATGTAACCCAGATACAGCAGAAGATTTGGTACAATCTATGTATCTTAAATTACTTATTATGATTGACAATGGTATAGATATAACCTACAAAGGAGATATAAATGACTTTTATATATACAAAACTTTGAGATGTATGTTTATTGATTTGTGTAGAAAAGAAAAAAGAATGCAAGTAATAGATGTTAAAGATGAATACATCAAACACATTATAGACACAAAAAATAAAGTAGAGCTTGAAGAAGAAAATATGTTTGAAGAAGCATACAACAAAGTAACCAAAGCACTTAATGAGATGCATTGGTACGATAAAAAAGTATTTGAACTTATACAAGATGAAGGTAACATTTCTGCTTTGTCAAGAGAAACAACAATAGAGTATAGAAGTTTATACAATACTTACCAGAAAGTAAAACAAAAAATAAAAAGTAAATTATGATAGTTATACACCCTTGTCCAATATGTTTTGCCTTGTTGATATTAGGTTATGTTGGTTACAGCTTTTACAGAATATATAAAAAATTAAAAAAATGAAATTAGGAGATTTAGTTTATTACATTACAAAATATACAGGTATTAGGTATGTCTGGAAAAAGATATATCCTAATTGTGAGTGTGATAGAAGAAGAGAAGAATGGAATGACATAGAGATAGATATAAAAGATATATGGAAGAAGAAGATAAAATAGAATGGGATGAATTTAGAATTAACACAACAGATAGATTAGAAAATAAATATTATAAATTAATAATGAGATTACACGCTAAATATTTTAACCATAAGTATCAAGAGTTATGCACTTGTAGTCCGAAACGTATAAAGCAATGGATAACTCATTTAAACGATATTTATGATAAAGAAAATACATAGTTTAGAAAAAGCTGTAGTATTTGCATTTAATTTAGAAGGATGGGATTTAATACATACTGGAGAAACTTGCTTACCATTTGATGCACAAGGAACAACACCAAAAGGTAGAAAAGCTGTTATAGAAATGAAGTTTAGAGAGAAATATTATGAAACCAAAATACTTGAAGTAAGCAAGTACAATGCTCTTATGAATCTTGACACAGACATAGAAAAGTTTTACTATGTACAAGATCCTAAAGCAAACTATCTTTTTTGGCTAAACGAACTTATAGACTTACAAAAACAAGAATTGTATTGTCCAAACACTACAATGTGGAATAAATCTAAGAGAAATAAAAATGTATATTTGTTAAGAGAAGAACAAGCAAGAATTATAAACCCTAACACAAATGCCGATACCGAAACCTAAAAAAACAGAAGATAGAAAAACCTATATGCAAAGATGTATGTCTGATGCAGTAATGGTAAAAGAATATAAAAACACAGACCAAAGACTAGCTGTATGTGCAAAAGTATTTAGAGATGAGCAGAGAACTTCTTAAGTTAAAGTTTCAAGGTGATTTTACTGTAGCTTCAGATATTATTCTAAAGGCAGTAAAAGACAAACCTAAGAACAAAAAAATAGAGATACTATCAAACTATTTAAGTACATCTTATCTATATGTAAATGCTTTAGAAATGCAATTAAAAGAAGCAAATTTAAGAATGGACAAACTCTTAGAAAGTAGAGCTGAAGCACACGAATTAGCAGAAGAATATAAAAAATTTTATTTAGAATTACAAAGTAAAACAATATGATACAATTACTAAACCTTGAAGAATGGGATAAACAAGAAATACTAAAGAAAATGGATAGTGATGATTTTTATTATAATTATCTTGGCAGACACGCTTTGAGTAGTTCTTCTATAAAACTTCTGTATTCAAGTCCAAAAAAGTATCATTATGTTTCATTATACGGACAACCAGATAGTCAAGCACTAAGAGATGGTTGGTTGTTTCACACAAGTATATTAGAACCAGATAAATTTGCAAAACAAAGATTTATTGAAGTACAAAGTAAGAACACAAAGAAATATAAAGAAGCATTAGCTGAGTATGGCAAAGTATTTACAATAAAAGAAAAGTCAGATGCAGAAAGGTTGCAAGATGCATTCTACCAAAATGAAAGTGCTTTACAAATGATAAGTGATTGTGAGTTTGAAAAACCTGCAATAGGTATAATAGATGGTTTAGCATTTAGGGGTAAAGCAGATGCAATAGGAAACTATTTAGTAGATTTAAAAACTACAACAGACATAAAAGGTTTTGAATACTCTGCAAGAAAGTTTGGTTATGACATTCAGGTTTATATTTATTGTAAGTTATTTGAAAGACATTACGAAGATTTTAGATTTGTCGTAATAGATAAATCAAGTTTAGATATAGGAATATACACAGTAAGCGAAGATTTCTATAATCAAGGCAAACGTAAAACACACGAAGCAATAGATAGATACAGAACATTTTTTATAAATGGTGTGGATTTGCACAGTTATACATTAAGGGGAGAACTATGAAAATATTGAATCTTTATGCTTGTTTGGGTGGTAACAGATATAAGTGGGATGAAGTAACCAAAGTAGATGTTACAGCTGTAGAATGGGATGAAGAACTTGCAAGACTATATCAAGAGAGATTTCCAAATGATAAAGTTATTGTAGCTGATGCACACCAATACTTATTAGAACATTACAAAGAATTTGATTTTATTTGGAGTTCTCCACCTTGTCCTACACATAGTAGAATGAATTTTACATTTAAAGGTAAAAGACAAACAGACAATAGTAAATGGAAATTAAGATACCCTGATATGAGGTTGTACGAGGAAATAATTTTTTTAGATAATTTTTTTGATGGCAAGTATGTAGTAGAAAATGTAATACCATATTATGAACCTTTAATACCTGCACAAAAAAGAAACAGACATTTATATTGGTGTAACTTTAAATTACCACACATAATAAGCGACAGAAAAAACCCTGACTTTACAAGAGTAAAAAATGTTATAAAAGTTATGAGTGAATTTCACGATTACGATTTTACTAAATATAAAGGAAAACAATCCACAAGAAAAATTGCAAATAATTTAGTAGATTATGTTGCAGGTAAAACTATTTTAAGTACAGTTTTAAAAATAGCAAATAAAAACTTATCTGAACAAATTAAATTAGAATTATAAACAATGCACAAAACATTATATGTAAAGGTTTATACTTATCTGATTGAACAATTAGAAGAAGCAAGACAAAAAAATAATAAAATTTTAATAGAACATTACTTATATGAAATACAAAGACTACACTCAAGATACAAACGAGAAGAAAACAAAAAAAGCTCAAGAACTCGCAAAGACAATACAAAGACTAACTAATATCAATCCTTTTGCAAAAAGTAGGCAACAACAAGTTGTAGAAATAAGATCTCTATATAATTATATACTATTTAAGTATTTCAACTTCACACTTAGTAATATAAGAGATATACACCAAGACAATGGACAAAAAACACATTCCCACGCTACAGTATATCACTCTTTAAATAATTTTACAATGTACAGAAAGTACAATAAACAATTAGACATATTCCTAAGCGACATAACACAAAACTATACTACATTTGATAGAGATGCTAAAATAAAAGCAATACAATACAAAATAGAGTTCCTAAGCAACAAAACTTTAATATACATATCAGAATATGTAAACGATATGTTTTTACAGGAGAGTGAAGAAAATACAGATTAATAAACGTTATACTTATAATGTACAAGACAGAAGAACTAAAAGAACAATCCATCAAAGCAATTAAAGAAAACAATCTACTATTTATAGGAGATATATTTGCTTATGTACCATTTTCACAAGCTACCTTTTACAATCACAAATTAGAAGAATTAGAAGATATAAAAAGCGAATTATACAAGAATCGTTCTAATATGAAAGTAAGTATGAGAAAGAAATGGTACAAGTCAGACAACCCAACATTACAAATAGGACTAATGAAACTTATAAGTGATGATGATGAAGCTCATAGACTAAATGGTACAAAGCGTGAAATAAAACACGATACCAAAAAGAAAAGTTTTAAAGTAGAAATAATTGACAACTCTTCAAGTCAATAAAGTTTATAAACACTTACTACACTCCAATAAGAAAATAACATTAGAAGTAGGTGGTACAAGAAGTGGTAAGACATACAACATCTTGCTTTGGATAGTACTGCACTATTGTCAGCACAACGAAGATAAAATAATAACTATTTGTAGAAAAACATTCCCTGCACTTAGAGCTACAGTTATGCGAGATTTCTTAGAGATACTCAACAAGCTAGATTTGTATGATGAAGAGAAACACAACAAAAGCAACCACGAGTACAAGCTAGATAGCAACCTTATAGAGTTTATATCTTTAGACCAACCACAGAAAGTAAGGGGAAGAAAAAGAGATTTACTATTCTGTAACGAGATGAACAATCTTACATATGAAGATATGAACCAATTACTATTTAGGACATCAGAGAAAGTAATAGGTGACTTAAACCCTTCTGATGAGTTTCATTGGATATGGGATAAGTTAGAACAGAGAGATGATGTAGAGATACACTACACAACTTATTTAGACAATCCATTCATAGATGATAGCATAAGAAAAGAAATAGAACTACTTAGAGAAACAGATGAAACCTACTGGACAATATACGGACTTGGTAGAAGAGCTACAAGCAAAGCAACTATATTTAATTACACAGAGTGTGAAACAATACCTGAAGATGCTTTTTTAGTAGCTTATGGTATGGACTTTGGTTTCAACGATCCTACAACTCTTGTTGCTACTTACAAGAAAGAACACAACTTATATTTTAAAGAATTATTGTACAGACAAAAAATGACAACAGAAGATATACACCAATATCTGAAAGGTGTAGATTTGCAAGGTATGACATATGCAGATTCAGCTAGACCAGAAATCATAGAACAGCTTAGAAGATACGGACACAAAGTTTTGAAATCTTACAAAGGCAGTAACTCAGTACTTGCTGGTATTGACTTACTAAAAAGATATAAACTACACATCACAAAAGATAGTGAGAATATGATAAAAGAATTTAGAAGTTACAAATGGAAAGAAGATAGATTAGGTAGAATTACAAACATACCAGAAGATGCAAACAACCACACAACTGATGCAGCTCGTTATAGTGTTTACTCCATACTATCAAAGGTTAACTTCGGTAAATATTACATACATTAAGCAGTTATTAAAAATTGTGTATATTTACTTAAACTTTAAAATTAATTAATATGGATAAAAACTATATACACCCTTTAACAAGGAATGCAATTACTAAAAAAGAATACTTTGATTTTGTTTTTAGTAAAGAATACGAACAAGTAATCAAGAGAGATTTTTTAAAAATTAAAAATTAAATTATGACAGATACATTTTTTTATTGCAATAGTAGAGAAGAATTAGATTACTACTTAACACACCCAAAATTCATTGTAATGGGAGTATGGGGAGATAGACCAAATTCTAAAAACTTTAAAACAAATAAAGGTTTTTGGGAGGTTATGGGATATTTCAAATAATACATAATTCTTTACAAATATGTTTTCAAAAAGGTGCATCGCATGATGCACTTTTTTTGTTTCTAAAAACATTTGATTTATACGTTATATTATTATGAAGTATGAATTGAAAGTACCTACATCATTAAGCGATATAACTTTAGGACAATACCAAGAGTACTTAAAGCTACCTGAAGATTTATCAGACAATCAACTTGCACTTAAGATGATTTCAATCTTTTGTAATGTATCAGACAAAGTAGCAAGATATATCAAAGCATCAGATGTAAGTAGGATCGTAGAAAAGATTTCTTTGATGTTTAAAGAATCACCTACACTTATACAAAGATTCAAACTTGGTAAAAAAGAATATGGATTTATACCCAATCTTGATGAGATGACTTTTGGTGAATATATAGACATAGATACGTTTTTAGGTGATTGGGATAATATAGAAAAAGCAATGGCTGTACTTTACAGACCGATACAGAGCAGATATTCTGATAAATATAATATAGTACCATACGAGCCGAGAAACGCTCTTAAATACAAGGAAATGCCGTTATCCGTAGTTATGAGTTCTATACTTTTTTTTTACAATTTAGGGAAGGAGTTATGTCAAGTTATGATTCACTCTACACACAGACAGGGGATGACCTTTCAAGAGTTGCAACCTTTGGACAAAAATGGGGTTGGTATCAATCAGTATTTGGACTCGCTAACGGAGATATTACACGATTTAAAGATATCACTAAACTAAACGTACACGAATGTCTATATGCTTTAGAATTTATGAAAGAAAAAAACGAAATAGAAACGAAAAGAATTAGAAGAAATGGCTAATCAAGGTGTAAGAGCATATTACTTAGTAACACAAACACTTAAAGATACACTCTTGTTAGATGAGAATGTAAACACAGTAACCACAGGTGATTTGACAGAAATAGATTTATCTAAACAAACCATATTCCCTTTGACACATATCATAATAAACAATGTTACAATAGCAGAGCAAATACTTACATTCAACATTACAATACTTTCTATGGATATAATAGATCTAAGCAAAAGCGAAGTAACAGACATATTTGTAGGAAACAACAATGAACAAGATGTACTCAACACACAACTAGCTGTACAGAATAGATTGTTTGGATTGCTAAGACAAGGCACACCATACTTTGACAAATATCAATTGTTAGGCACACCAAGTTGTGAACCTTTTTATGATAGATTTGAAAACCAACTTGGTGGTTGGGCATCTACATTTGATTTAACAATACACAACGACTTGTACTTATGTT